GAACTCACGGGCGATCTGGTTCAGTTGCATCGACTGCACGCTCTGCTGCCACACGGCGGCACCGAGCGGGCCGATCACATGGGCAACGTCCTCGCCGCCCAGCAGCCACCTTGCCGCAATGGCTTCCTTCCTTGCCACCATGCTCATGGCGTCTTCAAGGACATTGGCCATATCGTCAGGCCTAACGCTAATCTGCTCAGACTTGACCTGTGCCTCAGCAGCACTCCTGAACTGATTGCGTGTCATCCCATATACGAGTTCTGTCAGTCCGACTCGCTTGTCGAACTGCTCGCTCACAGCGCTCAAAACATTCCAGATTTCCTGGGACACAGGCGGCATCTGGAACACGGACACGATGTCATTGACCGACCGCCCGAGGGTCTCGCTCAACTCGATTAGCGAGAACCCGGACTCCTCATGCTTGAGAATCTGGTCCTTGATGTCGTCGCCTGCGGCCTTGGCCACGCCCACCATGGTCTTGCACGACACCATGATGCGGGTCGCCAAGAACGACATTGCCCAATTCAAGAATTTCAATTCCGGCATGCCGGGCTTCAAATGGCTGATGGGCCATGAGTAGCCGGGCTTGCGGTGGAACTGGAGGAACGTGCAGGGCCAGCCGGAGATGTCGGCGTAGAACGGGATCGGCCAGCGGGTGCGGGTGAACAGTGAGTTGGGCAGGCCCGATTCGTCCGGCTCCTCAAGGGCTATTTCCTTGGGGACGTTCAAGGGGAAGTCGATCCCCTCGGCCACGACGATGTAGCAGTTCTCGCCCAAGGCATCGAACATCGTGGCGTATTCTTTGGGCGCACCCTTGAGCGTGTGACCAAAGCCCGTCTTGGAGTAAATCTTCCAGTAGACGATCAGGTCGTTTGTTTTGCCGTTGCGCTTCTTGGTCTTGTAGTCGCGGTTGTCTTCCTCAGTGCGGGAGACGTAACTCTCGATGTGGCCCTTGAGGTCTTCCTTGTTCAGGCCCTACTTGCGGGCCACCTCGTCAATCGGGTGGATGCAGCGGCGGGCCACCCACAGCAGGTCTTCCTGCTCATCGGCATCGGGGTCGAACAGCAGGTTGTCGCATGAGTCAGCGAACGAACCGACAACGCCGAAGGGCTGGCCGTCGTCGCCTGGGAGTTCCACCAACTCCGTCCACCAGACCCCCATGCCCTTGATGATCGCCTCGTCCACGACCCGGCGGGAATGCTCTTTGAGGTTGAGTTCGTTCGGGGTGTAGTTCAGGTAGGACTCGATCAGGCTGGCGACAGTCGTCTTCTTCTCCTCCATCAGTCCGATCTGCTGGGAGGCCTGGACGAACTGCTCGATCCTGGGGTCGGGCATGGGCTGCCCGGTCATGGGGTCCATCGGCGGCGGCTGATTCGGGTCGATGCCGAGGGCCGTGGGCGGGATGGTCGGGTACTGCCGAGGGGCAACTGTCCGCACCGGGTTCCGAGAGTAGATGACCGAGCCGAAGAGTTTGACCGCCTCAAACACCCGGTTCGTAGACATACGAAACGACGGGGGCTGAATCTTGGAGAACGCGGCATCGGGCCGTGCCTTGTCCTTCCAGAACCAGTCACCGCTGCCGTCAAAGAAGTTCATGGCCTCCTTGGCGTCCTCACTGAAGGGCCGCTTGTGCTTCTCGGCTTGCTTCAATTTGGACAGCCAGGAGGCAGAGACTGCCTTGAGGGCGTCCTGCATCCGCTGCTGCCCGATCTGCTCGACCGGGAGTTCGGGCAGGCTGCCGTCGCCCATGGACGGCACGTTCTGGTCTAGGTTTTCGCCTTCGTTCATTGGGGTCAGCACTTCCAGGCACGAAGGGATTTGTTAATGCGACTGTCCGGGTCGTTGGCCGTAGCCTTACTGGTCAACTTCTTCTTCATGCCTTTCATCCGGGCACAGAACGAGTCGCGCCTTGACCCGCCCTCGGGCTGCGGAGGCTTGAGGTTCGCCCCGTGCTCACGGTTGTAGGAAGCCCGACCGCGCTCGTTCAGGCCTCCGTTCGGGTTCTGGCCCTCTTTCCGGGTCCAGGCCTTCAGGCGGCGAATGCGGTCGCTCATCTCTAAACCTCGACGGGCTTCTTCTTGGCGGCCTCGATCTTCTGCTTGGTCAGCAGGGTCTGGAGTTCCTTGAGGGCCTTGGTGTTGGGGTGCAGGGCAAAACCGCCCCACTTGCTCCAAGCCGCCGCCGTCTCGGACTCCTTCCAGAACGGGTCGTCAACGTGCCTGACCGATGGCTTCTCCACGAAGCCAGCATCCTCGGCCCACACAAGGATATTTATGGCCTGGGAACCGGGCTTTCGTGACACCCAGCCCATCACGGCGTCCTGGGGATTGAACGGGTTGCTGTACCACAGCACCATGTCCCCAACGCCCAATTCGGGCATTTGAAACTGCATGATTTCCTCCTTGTAGATACCGTCCGTAGAGCCACCACCCACGGTTTAAGGCACTTTTTCGCGCCCGGCAAACTGTGAATCAGGCGACCCAGGTCTCGGTGTAGGAGTTAGGCGCGAGGTAGACCACGCCGCTGGACTTGGCCTTGTCCCGGTTTTCCTTCCACTTGGCCCACCATGGAAGGTCTAACTTCACCTCAGGCTTGTGATACTTAGGCTCGTAAGCACATAAGTACCTTAGGCAATCAACCAAGTGAAACTCACCTCGCTTATTGGGTTGGTCTGTCACAATAGTTGTGCCCGCTACATTGGTCACTTGTTTCTTATATCGCTTCATCTCTCGCTCTAGGTTCGGCAGGTGACCCTTGAGTACCCGGAGCCGGGGAGAGCCCTCGGGGCGGATGTGCAGGGCGTTGCGGACGGCCTGGAGCCCAGACAGAACGTCGTCGGCACCCGGGATGAACGAGGCCCCGGTCACCCTGGAGCGGATGCCGTGCGAGGCCAACTGCTCGGTGTACTGGTCCTGGGGGCTTTTGCCTGAACCAATATCGGTCAGCCGGCCACCGTGCGCGTCGATCAGGAAGGCGTAGAACTGCTGGGACTGGACCTTCTTCTTGAACTCCTGGCCAAAGATGATGGCGTTACAGTTCCGTATGTAGAGTTCGTCGTACAGGACTACCTTGTCCTGGCCTGGTGGCACGGCCGCGAACAGCACTGCTGTCACGGCATGACCCGGGTCCACCACGGCGTACCGGCACCAGTCCTCGGGAATCTTGTTTTCAGGCAACTGGTGCAGGTCGATCCCGTGGATGGACATGTTGAAGTTCGGGTAGACGAGGATGCTGTCCGTGGTGAACTCGCCCTCGGACCTCTGCCGCAGTACGTCGTCCCCGATGGCCGACCACCGCTCGATCATCTTCCGCTTCTCGTCCTTGTCGATGTGCGGGTTGTCGAGGAATCGCAGCACGAACCGGCGGATGTCAGCCGTGTTCCCATTGTCCTCTGCCTTCTCGGCTCGCTCATTGAGTCCGATCAAGGCTTCGTTCTTAGAATGCGGCATGGCACTCCAACAGAACAGGCCCTTGTTGTCGGCTAGGCGTGCCTGCATCTCTGGGACCCACTGCTCATTGTTTAGGTCCTCGTCTATATGTACACGCGATGCCTTAAATCCTTGTGGCGGATCGCCCTCGGACGAGAAGCAGTAGATCGTCCACCCGTTCACCAACTCGCAGGAGTTGAGGTAACCGGCAGACTTGAGCAGCCAGGAGTAATTCTTCACCATCCGGGGAGGGATGAGCGGCGGCGCTGGCTTGGTCTCTTTCTCCCGGCCGGCGTCCAGCACTGGATCAAAGGCGCGCCACTGCCCAGTGGCCGAGTCCTTGATGATCTTGAAGGCCCCGGCACGAAACAAATAGGGCACTACCACTAAACCTATGTGCTTCCAATTCGCGCCGACAATGACGAGGTTGCCGCCTTCTTTCGGGTACTTGCCCTCGACGGGGTGCGTGCCCGTGGCCGCCCAGGCGTCCTCGATGAAGGTGCAGAGACTCTTGCCGCTACGATTGCCGCCGATCACCAGCGTCTCGCTCGACAGGCAGTGGTGAAACTCCAACTGCTTCGGCGTTGGCTTGTATAGCCTCAAGGCTTCGATGCGCCTCTCGCTCAATTCGGCCTGCAACGTCCTCAGTTCGTCCCTTTGGAAGGACGATATGCTCTGGACCGTTGGCAGCGGGGGCACCGATGGTGGCGTGTACTTCTTCGGGGGCATTGATGTACCTCTTTCCTCCGTATGTCAGCACGGCCTGCTCCAGCCGCTGATTGATCTCCTGCTCCAGTTCCTCCTCCGAGTAGAGTTGAATGGGCTTCTTCGCCCCGCCCTGCTCGGTGTTCTTGGTGGCGAGCCGGACCACCATCTCCAGCACTGAACTGCGGATGCGGCTGCCGGGCGCGGCGTCCCAATACTGCTTCATGGCCATGGACGCAAAGCCGTTCACGCCACCGAACAGGTGCATCATGCTCTCAAGTAGTTCAGCCGTGTGCGGCACATTGGCCCCACCCGACAGGACCTTGGAGACGAACTTGTCTACCGCCTGGCCCTCGATCTTGT